AGCTTAGAGAGGACATATCCCAGTGATCCCCTAAGTGTATAATAACATCAGGCTTAGTGTCAGCAGCAAACTTACCTGCCCACTCTAAGTGATCATAACTTGTGTCGGGTTTGACCTGCGTATCAGGTATGATTAAATGTTTCATTTAGTATTCCTTCTAGTTAAGGTTCTAACTTCACGTTCATCACGAGTCTTAATGCCATGACATACCCAGCACAAGACTTGATAACCATCTTCTTCTAGGAACATACGGTTTATGTATGTGTCCCAATCTACAAAGCCCACTGCTGGGTCAACAACAGGATCGATGTGATCCACTGCAGCGTTGTTTCTCCTACGACCTTTTCCAACAGGTGGAAGAGTAGCAGGGCCAATGACCCCACAGCAAGCACAAAGATAGCGCCCTGTAGAAACTCTAGCAGATTTCTTAACATCAGTCTTCACTCCCCACTTACCATGTGCTCCACGTAAAGCGGAGGTTATGAAGGACTTATGTCTAGCTTCTGTCCAGCGTCCGTTGTTACGGGTCTTGGTGGTTGCCATAGTTCATCATCCTGTCTACGTAAGTATAAGAGAATCCCATTCTCAATGGCTCTCTCTTCACTACCTAGTTTATCAACACATATATTATACATTTCAAGCTCAGTCTTACCAGCCAGTAACTTACCAGCTTTAACAGGGCCAATGCCAGCAACACCTATGATGTTGTCAACCTTGTCACCTTCTAAGAATTGCTTATAGAAATTAAGTAAGCCTTCTTCTTCCGTAATATAATATTTAATCTTCTTAACAAAGTTATAATGCCAGCCTTTAAACTGGTCAAAGTCTTTATCTAAAGATATGGCGATAGCTTTATCACCTTCCTGTGTTGCACGTATTGCTATCCTATCATCTGTCTCTTCACCACTAGTCACAATAGCACCGAGTTCTTCTACAAAGAAATCCCTCAGTGCTTGGAGGTGTATAGGCTTTTCCATACCATCACGATTACCTTTGTAGGGTACAGTGACAGCGTGATCATTCCTAAAGTTACCTTTGCCTGTAATGTAATACTCAACTGTATGAGTAGCATCATCTGAATCCATTACTAGATCCTCAATGATAGTATTCACATAGTTGAGCAGTGTCTTACAAGCGACCTGTTGTGACTCGTTGTTGCAAGCGAAACCTATGCGATAGCAAAAGATGTCTGCATCAACGAGTAAGATCATAGCTCTGGAATATCCTCAAAGCTAGTAGCAGCAGACTCGTAACGAACCAAGTCATTCACTCGTGCTTTGGATATGCCTAAGCTAACACCTGTCTTACCTTTAAAGTTGTAGTCAAAAGGTTTAACAATGAAGGTACACTTAGATCCATTACCTACAGATTCAGTCATCTTGAAACCCATATCATCCTCTACATGAGGTGGATACTTAGACGACTTAGCTGTGACAAAGTAACCTCGGTCATCACCTTTGTTCTTAACTGATACACCCATACCTTCTAGGCGATCAACTTGTTCTTCTGATAGTTCACTAAGATCTACCTGATACTTGTCTGACATTTCATTCTTCTCTAGGAATGAGAACCAGAAAGCAGTGGCTTCGATTTTAAGTGGGTTATGATTTTGCATGGATTTTTCCTTTGTTTAAACATTATCACTAGACCTATGTGCAAAGCTAGTGTGTGTGCGCCCAAGTTGGCCCTACGTTGTAGTCACCATCCAATGGACAATTCATTTCAAAGTGCAGCCCAGCATCAACGATGGCCTGTACTCCTAACTTACCTACCAAGTCTGCATCTTCTGCTGAAGATTCGATCTGCCATTCGTCATGGACGTTAGCTACAAACTTGTACCACACTCCACTATCATCAAGAGATTTCTTGAGAATAACTAGAGCTTGCTTCATCACTATTGCGCCAGCAGATTGTAAGAGAAAATTTAAAGCACTGTGCTCTGACTCTACTCTTAACCTACGTCCGTCCAGCCCTCGTAGTGTACCACGTTTACGCATACTCTGCAATACGATCTCTTTCAACCGAGCATACGCAGGTAGGTTCTTCATAAACTTATCAACCAGTTGCTTACCCTTACGAGCAGAGCCACCAGCTATCTCTCCAATCTTAGCGAAACCTCCGCCATAAATCAGGGCGTATATGAAAGTCTTCGATTGATCACGAGTAGCTAGCCCAGCCATGTGTTGATTATACGTATGTATATCCCCTTCAAGTAGTTGCTTGATGTAGGCTTTATCATTCATGTAATGGGCAAGCATCCTCAACTCCAAACCAGAAGCATCGATGCCAGTTAATAAGTTCCCTTCCTCTACAATCCAACAGGCTCTACAGTCTGTACTATAGGTTGAACCTGCACCAAATAGTAACTCACCTGTCTTCTTGTCCTTCTTAGCTGATGGTACTTGGGCCATGTTAGGATTATTATGAGTCATACGTCCAGAGACAGCTCCATTAGTAATCACTCCACCATGTACACGACCATCACTACCAACTGCATTTACCCAGCTATCGATCTGACTAACTCTTTTCTGTAAGGTTAGATATTCTAGTATCAACTTAGCTTCAGGTAAATCTATTCCTGCCAAGGTCTTCTCATTAACAATGATGTTACCCTTGTCAGTTTGACTACTGAATACTACTCCTTTGCCTTGGAGTCTTTCAGCGATTTGCTTACGGCTTCCGAGGTTGAAGACTGTGACTTTATCTTTAAGCCGCTTACCTGTCTTTTCCGAGACTCGCTCCTCCACCAAGGGTGGGAAGACTGCTTGGACTGCTCGTTCGATTTCATTCATTCTCCCCATAAGATCACTTAACAATTGGTTTGCTCTAACAGTGTCTAACTTAAATCCATTAGACTGCTGCTCTGCAATTATGATTGCTACTTCATGCTCTAGCTTAATACATTCCTCTGAGAATCCATCCTCTAGTAGTAGGCTGGTGAGGTGAGGCTCAAGCAGATGGGTTATCTCAACATCCATCTTGCAGTAGGTACGCATCTCCTCTGTTAGACCACCATCATAATCATCGAACTTAATCTTAGGGTATCCCAACCTGTCACCCCAAGCTGATAATGAATGACCACCTTCTAATCGTGGACACCATAGCCGAGACATTAACACTGTATCTCTCAGCTTGTAGTTAGGTATCTGTACCTGCCATAGTTTATCTATCTTAGGTGCATCAAACCCTGTGATGTTATGTCCTATTACGTGGCTTGTATGACGCAGGTGCTGCTCTAACTGCATCGGGTTCACTAGTAACCTCTGCTTTACCTCGCCCTCTCTTTGGATTCCACAACACCAGATATGATCCTGCTTCCATGTTGTCTCTATATCTAGCGTTAGCTTCATTGTCCATCACCTCTAGTGCGTAGCTGCCTATCTTACTCATGAATCACCTCCATCCCTTACGTTTTGCATAGGCCATGTAACTCACTCCATGTTCTTCAATAGCTTTATATACTGCATCCATTGAAGTGGCACGATTCCATTTCCTATTAGCTTTGTTCCGTAAGCACCAGCTCCAAGTTAATGTATTGATGAAGAAGTAGTTTCCTTTATGATGAAAGCATATCTTACCATTATCATAAGGCATAGGGTTCCTCTTACCTTTTAGTTTAAGATAAGCCATAGCCTCCTCAAAGTTAACTAGGTCAATCTCCTCAGGATTGGTAATTCTATAAGTGTTTATCTGTTTACTCATAACTCTTTCTCCTCTTCCTTCTCAAGCATACGACCAGTAGAGTGGCTGTATGCCAGCTCATTAGCCTTACCTGTGAGGCCACAGAATCGGTTCTTAAGTACACGTACATGAGTAGTGTTCCTAGTCTCTTCATCCTCTGCTTGTCCATTACGTTCAAGACCTAGTACCATATCACTAAGCTGTGCGATAGAGCCAGAGCCACGTAGCTGTGACAAGCTAGACGCTGCACCTTCCTCATGACCTTTACCATCAGGACGCTTGAGGTGAGATACAATGAACAGTGCAATGCCTGTCTCCTGTACTAGCATACGAAGCCTAGTCATGATCTCGTCTAATGCTTTACGTTCATCGCCACTAGCCTGTGCTGACACCACGATAGATACGTGATCCAATACTACATACTTACATCCTAATCCTTTAGCCATGTAACGTACACGAGCTACAATATTATCAACACCAGTAGAACCGAAGTGGTCGAATAAGAATATACGATCAGTGCCTAACGTGGCATCGAATGCATCCTTCCTCTCCTCGTCTGTAGCTATAGTGTCAGGTAGATGTAATGGTTTGTTAGCAGCAAGGGACATTAAAGATAGAGCAGCTTTCTTAATACTCTCTTCAAGGAATAATATTCCTATGTTATCTTCTGTCTTACTGATGATCTGCCATATAATCTCACGCATGAACTGACTCTTACCTAGTCCAGATCCAGCGGTAACTGTAACCAACTCACCAAATCTAATTCCATACGTAAGTTTATTGAGTCCATCGAAAGGATAGAGGCAGTCTGCTGGGGCGATAGGCTTGTTAACCTCTTCCCATAGTGAAGCTCCTGCAATAATTCCATCTGGGACAAAGCGTTCTGAGTTCCACCATCGGTCAATGAACTCTTTTGTACGTCCAAACTTAAGGTAATCGTTTGCATCCTTCTCGTCCTTAGTGTGCTTATATACCTTAGTCTTACCACCAAACAACTCAGCCACTTGGTTAGCAGCCTTGACTCCCACCTCATCTGAGTCGAAGCATACCACTATGGTATCGAAGCTATCTAGGTACTCGTATGAGGCTCGACAATCTTTCAATGCACCAGAGCTGCCATTCTTAATAGATACTACAGGGTACTTACTACCTAGCATCTGGTAGGCAGACAGAGCGTCATACTCACCTTCAGTTACAGTAATGTACTTACCGCCTTTAGGGAACAAGTTCTGTCCGAACAGTACTGTGTCCGACCAAGCACCTGATGTAAAGAACTCCTTCTCTGGAGTCCGAGTCTTAGCTCCCACTAAGAAACCATCCTTATCATGGTATCCGAAGATCATACGTTCGCCATGTAACTGGGCCTTGTATGTCTTACAGGTATCGCTTGATATGCCACGAGCAACTACACTCTTATATGGCTTGGTGTTTAAGTCTTCTTTAGTTCTATCGAAATTTCCTGAGGAAACTTTAGTACTAGGTACATCCATATCTATCTCCTTACCTCTAGTTCGTTTATCACAGGCGAAGCAGTTGCTCCACCCTTTATCATCAATGCTCAGTGCGTCACTGCTCCCGCAGTCGTCACAAGGCAAGTGTGTTTTGACGAAGCCCATTATTAAAATCCTCATATTCGTGGTCAGTCATAAAGTGACACATTACTTCATCAAGGGCCATGAGTGTACCCCAATCTGAACTGTCACCACTATCTTTTAATATACTCATGTAGTAACTTTTAAGGCAACTAACTGTAATTGCATTAGCATCTTCTATCCCCACTTCAATCTTCATCCTCTCCTCCTTCCTTAGCACTATGCATAAGCGTAATGCTGATGGGTTTGCCTGTCTCCTCAGACTTATCTAACGCTTCACACATGATAGTGTATAGCTTAGTCTCTGTATCTACACTATGTTTAGTGTACTGGAAGAACTCATACATAGGTGACAGGAAGAATATGATAACAGATCCTAGTATGGAAAGTCCAGCCGCTAACCACACTACCTCCGTGAACCAACTAAGCATCAGTCACCCCTGCTATGTGCATAGCCCTCTTCTCAGCTATCTTCTCGTACAGGTCGTGGTGTACTATAGCTGCTGATACTGAGGTGTGTCCTCTATTTAGTATTTTAGCAGTGTCTGATAGTGATACTCCTAATGCTCTTAGGTCTACTACTTTCTGCAGCTCAGAAGATACCCAGTATTTATGAGGTCGTCCACTAACTTTCTTTACTACAGATTTTACTGGCTCCTTCCTATCACCGAACCAAGCAGCGATCTTAGGTTTGAATATTATACTCATAGCAACTGCCCCTCTTTAAATAATTTAATAGCCTTAACAAGGTTCTCTGCTTTGCCCTTGTTGTAGGTTCCGAATGGCTCAGACATTAAAGCCCCCTTAGAGTACGCATCTAGCTCATTGTTCAGCCTCTCTAACTTTCTTGCTCGTGCTAATTTTTCTTTAAGTTCTGACACCTATTCATCTCCAATTGATAACAAGTCCATACGATTAATAGTTCCTATCTCTTCATCCATACATTTACTACAACCACCACACAGATCAAGGTATTCACCTGACTCGTATTTTCTTGTTGATTCATAATCCGTTAACTCACAGTCGCAACTAATACAACGCATAACTACCCCTATACATAACCCAGTGGTTAATTATACCATAGGGGTTTACTTGTGTCTACATATGTGCTATACTCTACTCTGTTGTTAACAAGACATGAACATCTAATAATAATTATGTATAATCCTATTAAGAAACTCTATAGAGATAGCAAAATAAGAATACTATAATTATATATAACACTATCTTTCTAACAACCATTATTCATTGTCCTCAGATCCATACAACTCCTGCAGTAGGATTAATTCACTTTCCTGAAGAACTAAAGGACTCTCAGAATAGTACTCAGTCCATCCTTCAACAGAACTAACTAGCTGCATGTCACCAATCAATGCATCATGAACATAGCTATCCCCATAATCAAATGACCCATGAGTTGCGTCAGTCTTAGCACCAATAAGCCATTTAGCGTATCGATTCTTTCTCTCATTGTCGGGGTGTTGGTAGGTTTTAATTACATGTACAGTGCAATGTCCCCACGGCCCTTCCCCCTCATAGATTGCATGTGGTGTATCAAAGTTACTCTTACCAAACGGATTCTTTTTTCTCATGTTGCACTCCATTCATCATATGATAGTTGAAAGTCATCGTCATCTAAGCTATTGATATAGAGTATGTAGTCTGCATTATACTCTGCTTTAGTGTCATCGTTGTCGTCAGCCATTGCCATGACTGCCTTGATAAACTTCCTGTCCTCTGCTTGACGCATCCACACCCTGCTCTCTGAATTAGTCATACTAAACTCTCCTCTATAGCTATTCGTAAGTTATAAGATGCTGACAGCGCGTCAGATAGTAGTGACTCAAGCGCCTTATCATCTCCCTTGTACTTGATCATAACATCTATAAGGTGCGAACGAACTCGCTCTAACTTATACACATCTAGTGCGTCATAAGTTTCCTTGGGAAATTTTAATTCTTCTGTTTCTATAATATTCATGACATCGTCCTGTAATCTGAGTTAACCATGTATAGGTATTCGGGCTGGCCTACGACAGTGGATTTAGGGTTATTAACTTGCGTAACAAAACCAACAGCTATAGCCTTAGCTACAAGCTCTTCTTCACCTAACTCAAAGTTAAATGATGGGGCGTGATTATGAAACAACTCTTTACTGGTTAAGAATATATCACTCATATTATTTCCCCTTGATTCCAAATTGCCTAAAGCTGTAGCCATCACGCTTACCTGCCTTGATTAAATACTCGGTGTCCTCACTTTCAGAACATCCCTTCAATTCTTTAATCATTATGTCTTCATATGCTAGGGAGTTACCTAGTCTTAGAAACTTACGTGCTCGTTTTACTGTTGAATCTAATGTGTTCATGCTTTCTCTCCTTCACTATGATTATATACAGACCACCATTGCTCGTCACTGAGTAGTTCAAGGTACTCAAGAGACTCAATCCACCCACTCTTTTCCTCAAGGATGTCAAAGTACTCACTATTCACTAAAATAGTCTTCTGATCTCCGTAATAGTCTAAAGCCCTAGTAACAATAGCCTTAGCTTCAGGCGACATTGCATCTAATTCATCCATCAAGTCTTGATATTTCATTATAAAACCTCCAATAGTGCAATCATTTTCATTCCTTTCTTACCATGCATAGGGTAAGCTACAACTTTTGTGTCCTTATCCCAACAATCTCTACATTCCCCACACTTCCCACCTCTTGAGTAGGCGTGGCATATGGTAGCAGTAGTTGGAGTATCTACATAGGGTAGAATAGTAGATGAATTAGCCCCATCAATAAGCTCGCCTGTGATGCTATCGCTACTATACCTAACGACAACATTGCGTAGTGATTCCATT